ATGAGACTTCCTCTGAAAATACATAGAACGAAGATTCTCATAATTCAAACTGAGAGTTCTTGTCTGAAGCCATCCATTAGGCAACCAACGTACTAAAGCTTTCCAATAGCGTTTGTCTTTAGTCTCAAGATATTTCTGTCTATAATGCTCACACTGATTAATAATAGCTGTTGGGTCTTCAATCTCTGAATCGAAATCGTCTGTTTCAAAACATTCTAAAGTAATAGGTGTACTAGCAAGTTTATGCATTGTACTAGAACTATTAGCTACTGTTCCTACTTTGTATGTATCGTACTCTTTCCACCAATAAAGCGGTGCAGTGATAGTAACAGCTACAGAAATCTGTCTTAAAAATTTTCTATGCTCTGGTCCGGCACTGATAAGTCTCTGACATAAATCCATATCGTTTGGACCAATAATATAATCCGTCATACCACAGCTATGATCTCCGTATACAAAAGGACAATGATAGCATTCTTTATTAATATAATTACTACTATCACTCTTACTATGAGACATTAACGGCAGTCTCATTCCATAAAGTGCTTCCTCAAAGTTATATACATGTGTTCTTTCAAATTTCATAGTTAAACCCTCCACTTTTTAATAGCTTTATTAAAAATTTCTATATCTATTTCTGGACCCATAATATTTATGTCAATATCTTTTGGTAATCCAAAAGATAAGACTCCCAGAATAGACTTTAAATCAATAACATATCTTCCGAACTGTGCATCAATATCACAATTTTTAAATCTATTGGCAATACTGACAATTTCTGTAGCATCTGTCGAATCATTTAGTCGAATTTTCATCTTTATCCTTGTTAAATAGTATGATATAGTGTAGATGGTTGTTCTATACACTTCACTTGTACACAACCAACACACATTTTTCTTTAGAGGCACTCTATTCAGTGCCTCTATTTTTTATTTATCTGTACTTCCAAATCCACCATTACGAGTACCCTCAGTTTTATCATCTTCTGTAATTCCATAAGGTAAGAAAATCCCCTGACAGAAGCCATCACCTTTAGCTACTTTCATAGTTTTAACCCCTTCATTGGTAATTTTAACCATAATATGTCCTTCGTTATCTGAATAGAAATAATCACTGTCAATGATACCAACTGTATTTTCTAATCTTAGTCTATACTTAAATCCAAGGCCACTTCTTGGAAACAACATTAGTACCCAATCATTGTTCATTCCGCAACGAATACCAGTTGGAATCTTAATTGTTTCTCCCGGCTCTAACACAAATGACAACGGTGAATAGAAGTCATAGCCAGCACTACCTTTAGTTGCTCTCTGAGGAAGTTCAATAGGGTAATATGCATCTTTAATTGTTTTATCAGTAATCATTGACGGCTTACTGAATGAATCTTTCCATGCTGTTTCAAACTGTTCATAAGATACTTTTTCAAATTTAGCTACTCTTTTCATTTACAAATCTCCTTTTTTAAATATTCAATATATTTGTCCCATTCACCTAATGAATGGATATATTCTTTAGTTTTTAAACATTTTTTCTTCATATCTTTTTTCAAATCAATTGTCCTATACTGCTTACTTTTTTGAAGTTTATTGGTCAAAAAAGCGTCAGTTACCCTAGAGATTAACAAGTAATCCTTGTTGTCCATAGAATCCAAAATAGCATTGTATTTTGCCAAATCTTCCTCAGGAATAGGGTAATCACATTTGGGTAAGTTCTTAGTCGAGAAAGGACTAATATCTGATCCCGCAGTTGCAGGCTTAAGAAAAGATGCTATGTATTCTAACTTACGAGCATGGAACTTAAATTCTATTTCTTTATCATTTTCCATGATGCTTCGTACAGTTCCTTCATCCTCAAGTGCTTTGTATAATTCTTCATAAGTCTTATATTCCGGTAAGCCAATATCATTAGCTATAGCTTTTAAAATATTGTGTCCTCTTCCTATAGATGGGATATAAGCTACAAGAGTAGAAAAACCATAATGATATATCTGAGCACCGCCATAACATTTAATATAAATATCATCAAAACTTGGATCTATTCCTCCAGAATCATCTCTGGGATAATCATTGGTACTTTGATCTATTGCAGCTTTTAGTCTGTAAGTACCTTTATATTTCATTAGATATTTTGCCATTTAAAAACCTCTTTAGAATCAGTTCCTTTCTTAAATCCAAAGAACGGAACATCTTCTTTAAAAATATAATCATCATTAATATAGTAACATGGATGCTCTTTTGTTTTTATAAAGAAGCATTCCTCTTGCGTTAACTCACAACAGTTAAATAAATAGCTTTCTCTATAATAATCACAATTGAGACAATTCATTAAATCACTGTCCTCTCATTTCCTTAGTAATTTCTTTATATATTGGATTGCAATCTTTATATTTACTTGATTGCAAAATTTCTAAGACCAATGTTTCTTTGTCTGTATTAAATCCAAGCGTAAATTTAGGAAATAATATACCTCCTGATACTCTAAATGGAGGACTAATTTTTACTGAATTAATCTTTTTTAGTCTTTTGATACAGTCGTGATATGAATATACTGGATTCACTTGATAATACTTTCTATTTCTCCAATCCATTAAATCCTTGCCTCCATATTTATAAAATCTATAATCTCACCATTGTCTTTCTTCTCTTCCATATCCTTTATAGCATCTTCAATTGAATCAAATTTACAAGTGCAAATGTGTCCTTTTGTAAGATTTACGAAAGAATATGTATGGTCTAATTTATTCATCATAATAGACACAACTACATTATCTTTTTCTCTTATAACTAAATATATATTATCCTTCATCTTTTAAACTCCTCTGCTAAGATTTCAAATTCCACATCCACATTATCACGTAACTTTAACTCATTAATAATGGTAATAAAAACGCCCATAAACACCATGGAGATTCTGTAATTTTCATACCTATTATTACTGTTACTGCAGTTGAAATCCATGCTATTGCTTTTGCAAATTCCATATCCTAATTCTCCTTCAATACCATAATTACTGCATCACAGATACCAATAATTCTTTGAAATTTTTCATCCTTCATACAAGCATTTACGCTAGATATCTCATATCCATTTTTCGCAAGTTCTTTTATTTCAGACATCCATTCAACAACAATGTTACTACCAGATTTTTCTTTAAGCTGATTTTCAGCATACATTCTTTCTTTATCAATAACTTCTTTATCAATCATTGTTAATATTCCTCATAGTCAGTCTCATCACTGATATTTAATTTATGTTTCTCAGCTTCATGTACTTTATTCAATGCGACTTTTTTACTATCAAATACTACTTCTCCTACAGTATTAAATCCTAAGAGATACTCATGTTTATCTCTTTTATCCATACCTACAAAGTAGGTGTCTGTGACTGTACGAACAGTCAAATCACAGACATCATAGATACCTACTGTAGGGAAAATTCTTGTATAATAGAGCTTGTCACCTTTCTCTATTACCTTCATAGCAACCCGCCTCCGCAATAACTTTCTTAATTACTCTTTGATTACTGCTGCCTTTCCATAATAAACCAGGGTCTCTCAGTTCATCTATATATGGCCCATCAACAACAACATCACACAAACCAGCCGTAAAGAGCTTTAAACCTTCTAGCTCTGTCCATCTATAGCCTGTATAGAGCCATACTTTTTTAGTTGGATACATAGTTTTAATCTTATTGATTAGAGTATATATAGTTTCAACGTTTTCATCTGCTAAAGGTTCTCCCCCAAGGATACTAATTCTTTTAATGTAGGGTCTGTCTATTAATTGTAGAAATTTTTCTTCTGTAGAATCAGTCCAAGGTTTACCTCCTGTGAAATCCCATGTTTCAGAGTTAAAGCAGTTTTTACAATGGAAGTGGCACCCCTGTACAAACAGGGATACACCAATTCCTTCACCATTTGAGATGTCCATTGATCTTATTTGTGCGTATCTCATAATTCAATCTCCTGATTGTCGAGATGATAAACTCGATCATGAATATCTCCATAACGTCCCTGATTTCCTCCATTCTTTGCAGTTCCTATATAACCGCATACTCTGAAAGCAATATCCATTGTTGTGTTATCATCATTGCCGCACTTAGGGCAAATCCACTTAAGAGTGCCATTTTCATCTACCAGTGGGATATCTCCATCATAACCACATTTCTCGCAATAGCAGCTTTTAGTATTAATTTCGGCATACATAATATTGTCGTACATATATTTGATCACTTCTAGTAAAGCAGCTACATTTTGAATCATGCTTGGAGTCTCAATATATGAGATAGCTCCACCAGGAGACAGCTTCTGAAATTTAGATTCTATTCTAAGTTTTTCAAATGCATCAATTGGTTCAAATACCGGAATGTGGTAGCTATTTGTAATGTAATTTCTATCGAAACCATCTAGTTTAATAAAAATATCATTACCAAATCTGTTTTTTAGACATTTAGCAAACTTATATGTAGTAGATTCAAGCGGTGTGCCATATAAGCTATAATCTATATTTTCAGCTTCTTTCCACTGAGCGCATTTATCATTGAGAGCTTGCATTACTTCTAATCCAAATGCTTCCCCTACTCCCTCATCTGAATGGCTATGTCCTGTCATATATTTCACGCATTCATAAAGTCCGGCATAGCCAAGGGAAATAGTGGAATACCCATCATATAAAAGTCTGTCAATTTTTTCATGTTTTTTTAATCTAGCTAATGCTCCATACTGCCAGAGGATAGGAGCTACATCAGAAGAAGTACCTTTTAACCTCTCATGCCTAGCTCTTAACGCTTTATGACATAGTTCGGTTCTTTCTTCAAAAAGCTCCCAAAACTTGTCCATGTCTCCTTCAGAAGAAAAAGCAATGTCAGGTAATGAAATTGTTACCACTCCTTGATTAAAACGACCATAGTATTTATGTTTATTTGGTTCGTAGTTCTTAGCATCAGCAATATTTCCAATACCTTTATCAGTAAATCTATCAGGTGTAAGGAAGCTTCTACATCCCATACATGTGTAAACATCATGTTTCAGCTCCAACATCATTTTTTCAGAAATATAATCTGGAACTAATCTCTTAGCAGAGCACTCTGCTGCCAGTTTAGTCAGATACCAATATGGACTATTTTCTGTAATATTATCTTTTTCAGTAACGTAGATAAGTTTTGGAAAAGCAGGTGCAACAAACACTCCATCCTCATTCTTTACACCCTGAATTCTCTGTCGAAGCATTTCTTCGATTAATATAGCTAAATCCTTTTTTTCTTGTTCATTTTTAGCTTCATTAAGATACATAAAAATTGTAATAAAAGGAGCTTGACCATTGGTTGTCATTAGAGTAACTAACTGATATTGAATAGTCTGAACTCCACGCTTGACCTCTTCTCTCAATCTTCTCTCAACTATTTCATTGATTATAGATTCTTCATCTATATAAGTTTCTGTTACCAGTGCAAAGTCTTTTTTTACTTCCTCTTTAATTTTTTCTCTACTAATATTTACGAAAGGTGCAAGATGTGCTAATGAAATACTCTGACCGCCATACTGAGAGCTAGCTACCTGTGCTATAGCTTGAGTAGCTATATTACAAGCTGTTGAAAAACTATGCGGTTTTTCAATTAATGTCTCACTAATGACAGTGCCGTTTTGAAGCATATCCTCTAAATTGATTAAATCACAATTATGCATATGCTGAATAAAATAGTCAGCATCATGAAAATGAATGATTCCTTCATCATGTGCTTGTACTATCTCTGGCGATAATAAATATCTTCTAACCGCATCGGTACTTACAATGCCAGCCATATAGTCTCTAATAGTAGTATTTAATACAGGATTTTTATTGGCATTTTCATTCTTCCAGTAATCATTATCACCATCAAGAAGTTTGATAATATCCATGTCTGTAGTATTACTATACTCTCTTTGGAACTCACGAATACTTCTATATCCTTCATAGGCTCTAGCTGTTAATCTTTGCTTCTTAGAGATTAATTTATCATAGACCATTAATTCAATATCTGAGATATAGACTTCATCTTTATCTTTACATAATTCTTCAATTTCATCAGCAATATTTTCTGCTATCTGTAGTTTAACAATTCCAGAACCGTTTTTCATAGCTTTCAGAATCGCTGTGGTAATTTTGGTTTTATCAAATTCTACCTCAGTACAATCTCTTTTGATTACTTTTACCATACACATTCTCCTTAATCGTAATAATTAATAATATAATCAACAGCTTCTTCAAGAGTATCAAACACTACATCACAATCTTCAGGAAGCCATTCATATACATTCTGTTTCCCAAATCCAATAACAGGTATCCCTTTATCAACCGCATATTGTAATTCCTGTCCAGTTCCCACAGAATTTTCAGTATTATTAAGGTTTACTAAAATCAAATCACTATTGGCGATGAGATACTTTATATAGAAATTTTTTGTCTGCTTGGCTGTAATAGATTTAGAGCCATCTCTAGGAAAATACTCTGTTGGATCATATAAGTGATATGCAATAAGATCTAAATACTTTTGTGCTAAAATAAATCTCTCAAAAGCTTCATTCCTCCAAGATGTCCCTTCATCAACTAATCCTTTGCAAGCACCAGCTAAATAAATATTTAATCTTTTCATTTTATTCCTCCATCATATATTTAATAAACAAAGCTGCATCATCAGGGTTCTCACAATGCAATTCAAGAGTATCTAATAAAGTGTCCCCTGACTGTACCAAAGCAGTTAAAACAAATCTGCATAACTGACTGTTAAGGACAATATTGTCACCTTCCGGTGAGACAATATCTACTCTTCCTTTACATTTATCTACTACTTTAAAAAATGATTCAAAATCTTTAATTCTATTAATTTTCACTCTTGTCCTCCTTATCTTTTATAAACAACTGAAAATCATTAACTTCACAACAAGCTGCTTTATATAGAGTAGCCATAGAAAATACTTCTCCTGGCTGGAA